CCAGTCCCAAGACATTAACACATAACCGGGCGGGGCCAAAATCAAGTCCCGGACTCTATATATACTATCACTTTTCTTAGGTAAAGCTTGTAGATTTGGGTTTCTGCAGGAGGGTCTACCCGATATAGTACCGTGTAAAGCTATATTTGGGTGTATACGGTTAGCATCGTCCATAGAATCCAAGAATGCTTGATAAAACGTATTTGCCGCCTTGCCTAAAGCCCGACTCTGTACAAGTAGCGGAGCTATGGGGTGTTTCGATTTGACCAAAGCCTTTTTATCGGTTGCCTGTTGCCCCAATATCTCGCGCAGTTGCGGTACACTATCTGGGTTGAAATCTTTACCCACCAGAGCCTTCATTTTTTCATATATTTTGGTTCGACGTTTGCGTACTAAAACCATATATTGTGTACATCCTTTTTTATCTATCAATACACCGCGTTGCTCCATAGCTACAGTGGCCATTAAATACCTGTTAACCTTCGGCCATAAGTGTTGGATACCTTGCTTTATTAAATCCCGATGGTAGAATCTGCTTAATTGCCAGGTCAAACGTACATCCTGCTCAGCATACGGGGCCACTTCCTCTGGCGGTAGGTATTGCATATCCCCTTTTGATTTCAAGCCTCGTTTTTTTAACGTCTGTAACAAATCTTTCTCAGGTTGGGCGGCCTTCGCCCCCATATATTTGGTCCCAAGGCGTTTTAAGGCAAAGCTCATTTCATTTTCATTGGTTAGGTGTGCCGCTAACATAACATCCACAAGCGAACTATGTACCGGTATTTGTTCTGCCTCGGTGAAATGGACGTCAAATTTAATATTGAATCCGACCAACAGCCGGTTCGGATCCTGAAAGTATGGGGCCAAACGGTGGAGTAATGTAATGGGTAAATTGCTGCTGTAGGTATGGCTGAATAAATCTCTGCTGGGAGTATGTCTGAAGGGTAAATAAAAAGACTCCCCCTCAGTTTTGTTGGTTGCGTCCGGTATGAGTAGGGCCACACCTATGAGCTTGTCCTGCTTAAATGGGTCCAGGCCGGTTGTTTCCAAATCATATATAGTTACCGCCGGACCATTATCTATCTTTTTTAACAATGCGTTGAATTTATTTTCTGTTGAGATCAACACTGCTTTTTTCCTTGTGGCTTGCGATGCTTTTTTTCATTGTCTCCATAAGTTGTCTGTAAAGGTCCCTAATATATCTCTTTGTTGAGGGTTCTGTGATCCGGGCCTTAAACTGAAAAGACTCCAACGCATTTAAAATCATTCTGCGCTCTTGCAGTGTAAGTACCACTGTTAGCTTATCGTCAAGGTGCCGAACCAACTCTTCCTTGAACCAATTAGTTTGTTCCTGTAAAGTAGAGTGTTTGACTTTAAACTGTTTTATTTCCTTTATCGCCCCATACAAGGCGATTCCAAAAACAATACATAAAATAAAGGCTGATAAGTGTGCTATCCACATTATTTCCTCCTTTAAAATAACTTTCCTTGGTGTTCCGCTTGACTGATGTTCCACTTGGCCATTTCACAATATTTTGGCTCAATATCTATCCCTAAAAACTGTCGTTTTGTATTAACTGCGGCTACGCCGGTAGAGCCGTGACCACAGAAAGGATCAAGTACAATGTCGCTCGGTTGCGTATGTAATTTTATAAAATAGGCGGCCAAAAGTACCGGTTTCTCAGCAGGGTGTTTGTTTTTACTTTGTGTTGGGACTTTACGAATATGACGTACAACATTTTCTATTCTATGGCTAGTATCATACCATCGGCATTTTGCCCCAGATTTTTGTGCGACAAGGATTGTTTCATATGAGCGGCGGTAATGCCACCCTATACCCATAGGGCCTTTATCCCATATAACCATCTGTTTAAATTTCAACTTCGGGGTGTTAAGTAATTTTGTGGTCCAGTCGGCGAATACACATCCTTCATCACTTCCTCCTCCCCCGCAGCAGCAGCACAAACATGCGCCGGGTTTAAGTATCCGTGTCGCTTCATTGACGAATACACTAAATAGGTCATTTGCTACTTCATCACCTGCTATTTGAAAGGTTCTGGCGATTTTAAGTCCATACGGCGGATCAGTAAAAATAAAGTCGATAGAATTTTCTAGTAAATCAGGCAATTTAACCACGGCATCCCCACAAATTATCGCCGATGTTTCGGTTTTGACTAACATTTTATTTATTCCTCCTTGTGTATCCCCGGGGCCACGGGGGCCTCTTCTTTGGCTTTTGGGACCCGTCCCCCTATTTGGGGCCGTATTGGGTATCTCACGTCCTTTTCTTGCGCCCGGGATGCGCAGCTCGGCACAGAGCCCGGGACTTAATTGTAGCTGTAGAGCCATTATCCTTTATCGTTAAAACGGTACCTCGTCCGTTTTAGCAAATTTGATGCTGTCTTTGTTGGGCGGATACACTTTTTTTATTTTATGGTTAGTGCGTCCCTCGAAAACATCATGGAAAACCTCAATAATACAGGGTTTACCTAAGAGGTCGTTCTTGGAAAATTTAGCGATGCTTCCTGCGGCTGGAACACCAACAGCAACCAAAGTCTCAGCAGCTTTCCAACGGGCCTGGGGCAGTAGGCTTGTCCAGTGTTTAAGTTCGATGTCCTTTGAATTACCTGCGGTGATGCGAAATTGCCACACATACTGCGGGTTTCCTGCTTGACTTTCGGATTTTTCAAAGTCAATGACTTTTGCGTGGTGGGTCCCCTCCTCTGCCATAGGGAATTCATTTTCGGTATCAGTAAAATCTTCCTCGAAGACTTCTTCGCCGTTTGACTGAGACAAATCTGTAGGTGTTAAATCGTCCTGTGGTAAATCCACAAGAGGCGGGCTGGGCGCGGTCTTTTTTTCCTTCTTAATAGTAATAACTTGCCCAGAGGCCGCATTTGATGTTGGTAAATTTTGTTTTGTCATACTTTTCTCCTTTGCTTTTTAATTGGCTATCGTGTTTGTATCAGGCTCCCGAAGCAAAAACCAACCACTATAGCGAATGAAATAAAAATAAAAGGTTGCGCGCCTTTTTGTTCCTGAGTCAATTCAAGTGTTTTTGTGTTCTGAAGCATAATAGAGTCCAACTTAAAAACAGTTGGGATCACTAACGGAGCTGAATACTCCTCTGTTAAAGAGAACCCAACCTTTGTGGAAACGCTCTCTTCTGCCTGAAGCATAATAGGTTGGGTTATAAAATTAACCACAAGTCCTATCAGTAAAACTGTTAAAAATTTTTTCATTTTAATCTCCTTTTAATTTTCTTTATTTTTCTAACATTCGGTCTATAATATACGGTATTGACGGGTTCTCCATAACTAACCCCAAACGTTGCCCTGGTGAACGATCTTTAGCTTGCCACTTTTGATATGGGCGGCACAATAGCCGTCTGGATGTTTCTTCCTCACCTTTCTTTTCATCCTCTTCGATGGCGTCAGAGTCCACATACATATAGCCGATAACGTCCATATATCCCATAACAGCAGCTCGTAATTTAGGCGTCAACATAGGGTGGATGGTTTCGGTCTTGTCCTTATCCTGAGAAGATGCATCATGACAAGAAAAGAATATATGCATAGGTAAATCACGAAATTGACGTACTACACGTCGTAATTGTTGGGTTGAGGTTCCGTAATCTTCTTGCCAAATATCGTCCAGTGATTTTCGTTTTGCCCCAGATCCGGAAGGCTTATTCATCAGTTTTTTGACAATGCCTTCCAAGTTAACCATTTGCAATTCGGACAAAGAATCAATACCGACGGACTTGTAAGGGTGATCGCCTTTTGCTAAGTACCAAAATATCTGTTCTAAACCTTCAAAATTCTTCAGGTCAACTACATCAGGTGGTTCCTTTAGACCGAGGACACCGGAATCGGCTATGCTTAGCATGCCCCCCTCAACATTGACTAATAGTATTGGTGCTGTCAGCTTGTGCAGCCCCGCTGTGGCCAACAAAGATGTTTTCCCAACACCAGGAGCACCATATATCATCATCTTCAGTTTGTACTGTTCGATATGGGGCTTATAGATTGTGGGTATCTGCTGCGAGTCTACCGGATTAGGAGTTACGTCTGGGGGCTCCACCTGGAGAGATTCTACTTTAATGCTCTCAGGCTTCGGGGTTATTTTCGTTTGTTTCTTCGCCATTTAACTTTTCCTCCTTTCTTGAACTTTTTGGTTCAAATTGATCCTCGATGATATACTGGATATCACCCCCTCTCATAGACTCCAAACATAATTCCCGGTAAGAACACATTCCGCAGGTAATGAAAGACTCGCTCCGGTAGATGTGTTTTTTGCTTTTCTGCATATCCCAGATACGGCGCTCCATGTCACGGGCAAATAACCGTACCTCCTTAATGGAGCGGTATATATAGTTGCGTTGGAAGAATTTGAAATCAGCTAGCTTTTCCTTCATTTCCAGGTAATCGGCCGGGTCCAACTTTTGCTTAACAACAAAATCCCGGTAGGTTTGCCAATCAGTATAAATCGCAGCTCTGGATACGCTGCCATCTTTGTTGAGCTTGGGGGTGGCCGGTACACGGCCGAGGATTTGATTGTATATAGTACCCACGATTGGGTAACCCAAACGATGGGCGGCGTACTGATAAGTACCGATCTGCCCGTCTAACTCCAAATCATTTTCAGTACGAAATCGTTGTTTTGGAAATTTGTGTTCCAATAACCACATATGGCCGTCCTGGCCCCGCACAATACCGTCCCAATAACCAATAAGCCGGGTTTTAATGCCCCGGATTGGTATCTCAAATTTATGTTCCACCAATATGGGCTCGAAATCATCATCATAGTTATCTAAATATCGAGACATGATTTTTATAACAAGGTCCGCCATCTCTCGGTATTCTGTCTCTTCCTCCTCGAAGAGTGGTTTTTTACTGATTTCCTGTTCCAACCAATCACAGACAGCTTGTTCATAATTATCGCCCCGTAATTTGGCTGCAATTGCAACATGCCCACAGGCTCCTATAAATGGTGCTCGTTCAACACGTTTCCGGACAATGCCCACCTCATAAGTCCAATACCATTTCATCCGACAGGCACACCAAGCCTGGATTTGGGACCAGCTAAAGTGTTTATTTCTTCTTTCCATCCCATCCCCTCCTTGCCAATTCCTTCTGGGCTTTAGCTCTAACTTTAGCATTTCCCGCTGCAGCTTTTTTTCTTAGAGATGATTTAAGCTTCATATCGTGGCCCGGGAGGAACTTGCTTCCTCTTCTGGTGATCGCTCCGCAGCCGCATTCGCAAGGGTGTAATTCCACAGATTCTTCTTTTTTGGCTTTGCGTTTGGCAACAGCGCCTTTTTTCTTGTCACAATCTTTAATATAAGCGCTCAACCCCAGGGTGGCCTTCATGTTTTTAAGTACCTTGTCACATTCGGTCTCGGTGTGCTCGGCAAGGGTTTTGTTTATTCGGTACTCATGCCTGCCGAAAATTAGAACGTTACCTAATTGATTCGGCTTCTTCCCAACATCACAATACTTTACGATTATTTCACGTGAAGTCATTTTGGGGGGTTGTTTTTTCCCGCTCGCTTTTTTAGCTGCGGGGGATTTGGGAAGATTTAGTTGCTTCCCTTTGTCTTTCTTTGAAGTTTTTTTCTTTGTGGTCATTTTGACCTCCTTTTATTTTTCCCCAATAATTGGGGGTGTTTCCTTTTTATATTCTTCAAGCTTTCTTCCGCATTCCTCAAGGTCTTCTTTGCAATTCTCCCAATTTTCTTTCCACGATTCACACCGAATTTGCCAATTATCTCTTGAACCCTCCATGAATTGGAACTTATCTTTCCATTTAAACGTTCTTCTCTTCCATTTTAAAGCTCTCTTTTTCCACTGTTCTTTTGTCATTTAATCCTCCTTTTTTTATTAATTACCGCTTCGATAATAGATACCTTCCCGGTCAACACCTCTTCAATCATTTCATCAACACTATTACGGGCCAACAACTCTATGATCTGTACGGATTTGGTTTGCATGTGTGGCCGGGTTCTATCTACGGCCTGTTCATTCGCAGCAGGGGTCCATAGTTTATCCAGAAACACTACCAAACTGGCTGCTGATAGGGTAATACCGGTCCCTCCGGCCTGTATAGTTGTTAAAAAGACCTGCATTCCGGGCTCAGTCTGAAAACATTTAATAACACCATCACGCAACTTTTCTTTAGTCTCCCCAATAAACACCACGTGACTGATACCTTCTTTCTCCAAATATTCAGCCACCAGCTTTATTGCCTCGGCGAATTGGGAAAACACCAACACTTTCTGATCGGTTCCGTGGAGAATGTCTAACAAAGCATCGATCTTGACCCCCTCCGGCTTGCCGCCTATAAGCCCCGCAGATACAGTTACCTGTTTACATCGAGTTAATTTAGCTAGAATTTCGATCCCGGCGGCCATTACAACAGTACCATCGTCTGCTTGGGCCAAAGCCGCCCGTTCAATATCCCGATAAATGCGGAGCTGTTCCCCCTTCATATCCAACCATATCTTCTGGTAAATTTTTGGGGGCATATCGGGAAACACTTCTTCTTTTTCCCGGCGAAGGAATACGGAGGCGATCTCCAACCGTAGTTGTTCGGGCCGTGTTGGTTTACCGTCTATCATCCAAACAGATTTTGTAATTTTTTTCTTTCTTTGCTTGGAATAAAAAGTTATCCGTTTTTTATATACTATTGTATGTCGTTTTACGAAAGGCCAGAAGAATGGATATCGATTTGGGTAAAGAATATGCAAGGGAGACCATAATTCATCCACCCGATTCATGATAGGTGTGCCGGTCAACAAATAAACATACTCGGTCGTCGCAGCCAGTAGAGAAACACCCATAGTCTGTTTTGATTCGGGGTTCTTTATGTTGTGGGCCTCATCTACAATGATAACATCCCAGGGTATATTTAATAAACTACCGATGGGGCTGTAGCCGTCGGCCCGTTTAGCACAAGGACAACGGACAGATTCAATGTTTACCATTAAATAGCCGTGTTCGAACAATGCAACTGCGTCTTTTTTCCTTTTGTGACTTCCCTGCATTACAGATACAAGCCGGTCCGGAGCCCATATATTGATTTCTGTCTTCCAGTGGCCTTTCAGGGTGTTGGGGCAGATTACCAAGATCCGGTCTAGATTTCCGCAAGCGATGATTGCTTGGGCGGTTTTACCCAGACCCATATCATCTCCGAGTATGGCCCGGCGGGTCAGCATTAAAAAACGTGTGCCGACTCGTTGGTAACCATACAGTTTTTCAGCCATTTATAATTCCTCTCTCATCTTGCGATACTGTATCGCTCTATCCCAATTCATGAACTCTAGTTGCTCAGGATCGAACTCTTCCTTTGCTATCATGTGGTCATGTGCATCTTGTCGTAAACAATCAAGCATAAAGCATGTAAAACCAAATGTTTTCCTTTTCTTCTCGCATTCTGTATGTCCATACCACAGCATATCGTTCAATTCTTCTGCGTTGGCGAGTCTGAAAGGGGTCCAAGGTATAGGGCTGTAACTACCATCTCCACTACCGTCTTCGTTATACCACAGATGCCACCAGCCAGAGCCGAGTCCAGCTTGAATATGTCCGTTTGAAAACAATGTTTGTAGTGTAGACACACCATGAAACTCTACCTTTATTTTTCTATCTTTAAACTCATCGCTGCCATAATATCTCCCGTCAAACCAATGCTTCCCCACAAAATTAGCATGCGCCCCCTCGCAAGCACGTGAACAAGCCATAGCTTTATTTATAATAGTTAAATCTTCCACTCCTCTCCACATCTTTAAATGATAATCGGCTATCATACCAAGTACAGCATGATTATTAGCAGGTATGTTAGCGCATTGTGGTTCATTAAAAAATTCAAAGGGGGGTTTATAATCTGGGTTATTTCTCACCTTTTTTTGCATCCCCATATAATCCCGCATAAACGCTATCGTGACTTCTGCCGACCCTTCACTCCACTCCCCGTGTATTCCCTGCACATTGTTATCAGCATTAAATATGTCCTGGTTGTATCTCGCCATGCGGAAAGTAGGCTGATGGTGGATCTTCCAATACTTACATGCCTCCTCAATTATCCGGACAACTTTCCACCATTTTGCATTTGGAACATCGAAGTCTATTTTCTTCTTCTTGCCATCCAGGTTAACCATGGCCCAAGGCAAAGCATCCATCATATAACGTTCACCTGGTTTTCTGCTGCCATTAATAAGAAACGTTCGCATATACTCTGCTCTAGATATTCTTATACGCCTTGCCAATTCGTATATTTGTTGGTAAACCATGTTCGGGTGCTCGTCAATGTTCCTATACGCCCAGCCAGCAAGCCCCATAAAGTGTATGCAATATTCAGGGAAGGTGTCCAAAGCCAGTAGCTCTTCTCTGTCCGCAAAATCAGGCTTCCAATCTTCTGACTCTTCCTCCTCTTCCCACTTATAACCAGACATTTTAGCTGTGATCTCAGCAATTTGTTTTGCTATTTCTTTTATTTTTTCTACAATAGGCGTTCCTTCCATTTTCTCTAGTCCCTGGGATCTCTTCATAGTTAAATAAGACATATCAACATGCCTGTCCTTAAGTTTTTCCTTTAAATCTTTACTCATGTTTTCCTCCTTTTTATTAAATACCATATAAGTGCCACAACGAACCCAAGTAACCCCACAATGAACATGAACACAAACACTATGCACCAATTCCCGGCGTCGGGCTGTGCGTATGCGTAAACGGATCCAATTAAGCCTATAACAAACATTATTATAAACGCCGCTATTGTTTTTGTCATTTTACACCGGTGGAATTGATTTTAATTATAAGATTATGGATTTCGTTGATTGTTTTGGCCTTTAAACACTGTAACTCCGGGGCACTCAACCCATGTCCTACAGTCCTTCTTGCTATGTATTGGATTTGACGTTTTGTGTAGAAAAGAAAAACGTTCTTTTTCTTAATTATTTTGATCATTTAGCTCCCTTAAATTCAATTCTGAATTGATCTTTCTTGGATTCTGGGATTCGTTTTTTTGCTCCTCGAATAGTGCCCGAATAGACTACTTTTTCCCTTGTTCCCCCATCGGCAAAAGACCATGTTTTAATTAGTCTCGCCGAACCCTTCTCCCTCATAGGGAGTCTTTTTAATTCTGATTTTTTCATTTTACTGTCTCCTTTTCTTTTTTGTATCCGTCGTATAGCCTCCCATCCCTTTTTCGTTTTCTCCCGGCTCCTCTGGAATACAGGGAAAACCGCATCCTTTTCCGGAATATCTCCATTCTCAAGAGGCTGTTTTATTTTTTCTTTTTTCATTCCTCCTCCTTTTCCGGGATATCTCCAATATATTCAAAGTCAAAAGTATATCCACCGCCCAGATCGATTCCACAATCTACGTGTTCATAAGGATCGGTTTGGAGTTCGGCACAAATCTTCTTCCACTCCTCCCAGTCGTTTATGTAATTAATTCTACTCATTTGACCTCCTTGGTCGGGCACTTGGGACCCGATCTGTGGCATTAGGCCGGTGTGACCCGGCCCCCTCTGCAGGTTTAAGCCCAACCGAATGATGCCAATGTTTTTTTGGCATTGTTGGCCTGTCCAACACGTGGCGAGGCTGCAGCCTTTAACAACATGCCTTTCAACTTTGCATCATGGCCCGGCAGAAACCTTGATTTCTTCCCGATTGGAATACCTTCACACCCACAAAGACAGAGTTTCCGGATTGCGGTTTTGGTGGCGTCCTTTTTGACGGCTTCCATCATAGCAGCGGTCTTTTTGGTAGGTTTGGTTGTTTTTGCTTTGGTTATTTTCTCTACCTGTGCTCTGGTTAATGTTGCCTTTTTCTTGATCGTTCCTTTTTTCTTTTTTTCCATTTCTTTCTCCTTTATCATTCCTTTTAAGATTGATGTTACATGTGTTTCTTTTTTCTTTTTTCCTTTTTTTTCTAATTTAGCGACCCTATCCATTTCATCTTCGCAGGATTGCCTGATTCCGTCATTCTCAGGTATATTCTCCAGAATCTTGTCAAGGGTTTTCTGAGTCCGTTTTTCCATTTTTTCCTTAGCCAACTTTTTGGCTTGCATGGGTGATAATTTGTCCATTTTATTTTCCTTTTTTAAAGAAGACCCCTTAGCGTCTGCCTGTATGAGAGTCTGGCCCGGTATGGGCCTGGACCAGGTTTTCGCCTCGGGGCCTTTCGATGTTTTGTTGTTGTTGACTCTCATACCCGGATTATACTACAGATATATATATTTTGTCAATATATTTTTTACCCCCGATACGAACCCCTATTACTTGTGGTCTTCCCCGGGAGAGACACAACCACTTGGGGTATTCTGGAGCCCCGGAGTGTGTATCGAGAATATTCAGAGTGTGTATGTGGTTCTCTCCGCCCCCGGACGAGTTATGAAGAATGTTTTCGGAGCAGTTCCGGAATATAGCGTGTGGTCCCAGATCCCCAGAAAGCCCCGAAGAATCCCAGAGAGGGGCAGAGGGACCTTGGTGGGGTGTCCCGTACCCCTTCCGAGGCCCGGAGAGCCCACGGGAGGGCCGTCGAGAGACTGAAGGGTATAAAGGGGGGTGCTTGGGCCTTTTCCCCCGGGAAAGAATATCTGGGACACGTGTGGGACAAACCCATATCTAAGAACAAGGTGAAGCTGTCCCATCAAGCGGGACACTCTGGGACAAAATAGGGCTTTTTCCGGGGGTAGAAAGTTTGTCCCAGGCTATGGGACACGTGGGACAAAGCGGGGCTCCGATTTTGAAAGAGTTTGTCCCATAAGACCCTCTCCCCCCGTAGGGGGGAGGGTCGTGGGACGCCTTTTTATCGCTAACCTGGAAGATATCCCATAGGTATATAGACTTGACATTATATATATCGATACTGTATAATGGTTCTTTAATCAATTAATTAAGATGCCAAAACTTAAGGACAAACGTCGAGAAGAATTTTGCCAGCAGTATGTTATAGACTTCAATGCAACAAGGGCCGCTAAAGATAGTGGATACAGCAAAAAGACAGCTTATGCACAGGGCCCAATGTTATTGAAAAGGCTTGATATCCAAAAGCGAATCAAATTTTTGATGTCAAATCGGTCCGAACGGACCAAAATCACCCAAGACATGGTACTTCAGGAACTCGCTGTATTGGGCTTCTCTGACTTTAGAGACTATGCGATAATTGACGAGAACGGAGATCTGACAATCCAACCTTTTGATCTCATAAAAAGGCAGAATACCCGGGCTATAGAGAGCATAAAGCAAACAAAAACTAAAGACGGGGGCAGTTTATCAATGAAGCTCCATGGAAAAGTTAGACCGCTTGAGTTACTTGGCAAGCATTTAGGGATGTTTGCCGACACCCATAACGTTAACCTGACAGGGGATATTCAAGTAATCTCTGCCATACCCAGACCAAAAAAGGAGAATAGCGAATGAGTAAATTTGTTCCCAGCAAGATAGTTATTCATCACAGTTTAACAAAAGACACAAACACGGTTACTTGGGGGGCAATTAGAAAGTATCATACTGAAACTTTGGGGTGGCAAGATATAGGGTACCATGCAGGTTGTGAATTAACGCTTAGCGGTCGAGAGTTGTATTATGAAATTTTATTGGGGAGAATGTGGGATGTGCCGGGAGCCCACACGAAAGGACATAACAATAACTCACTTGGTTTTTGTTTTATAGGTAATTTCGATACAACCATATCCAACAAAGACATGCTCAGAAAAGGGGCTGGGCTTATTGCTCTTTGGGTAAAACTCTTTAAACTTTCTCTCGATGATATCTACCCACACAGTTTTTTCAATACTTATAAAACGTGTCCAGGCACATTATTTGATATGGCTGTCTTAAAAACATATGTAGCAAAGGAGCTGTCAAAATGAATGAACAAGCAATTATACAATGGGTTGTTCTTGGGATAGTCGTCACAATGATAGCGTTTGATAAAGTGAAGGCGTGGCAAGTGAAAAACACAAAACCACCTAATGGGAAGAAAAGCAACCCCGGCAATTACGGTAATAGAATAACAAGGCTGGAAACAAAGATGGAAAACGTCGAAAAAGCCATAGACGAAATAAAGAAAAAACTGGATAAGATGAATTCTTACAGGAAATAAATAAACATGCAAGTTGAACGACAAACTATCGATCTTTCCAAGAGTTATGATCCCCGCACAAACAAACAACAAATGTTGTTCCATGAGGCCCCAGAGACATATAAACTCTATGGCGGGGCTATGGGTGGAGGAAAGACCGGAGCTTTAGTGAACGAAGGGATCCAACTCAGTTTAGATTATCCAGGTAATTTCGGGCTTCTGATCCGGAGGACTTGGCCGTCTTTTCGGGATACCGTTCTTCCGCAAATTGAAAAATTTATCGACCCCAGGTTGATCACTGATTGGAACAGATCAGAGAAGTATATTATATTTAAGAACCGGTCAAAGATTCGGTATGGGGGTATGGGTGAAAAACCCGACGACTGGGAAAAGTGGATGTCCGGTGAATATGGGTGGATCGCGATTGACCAGGCCGAACAGTTTACTAAATTAGAATTTCAGATGTTATCTACGAGGCTTAGGTTGAAAATTCCTAGGATTCGTTATTTCTTTCTTCTTTCCTGTAACCCCAACATCGGATGGATTAAGGAAACGTTTATTGAGAGCAATATCAAGGACCATGTGTTTGTTCCGGCCCTCCCAGAAGACAATGTGGTCAATCTCCCTAAAGGTTATATAAAAAGAATGAGGGGAATTTTAACATCCAAACAGCAGAAGGCGCTGTTGGAAGGAAACTGGGAAGCAATAGGGGAGCCGGACAATGTATTCACTTATATTGAAATACAGAAGGCGGCGGGAAGAACCGTGGAGGCATCGGACCCGGTACAGATAGGGGCGGATGTGGCAAGGTCAGGGGATGACGAGACAGTGATCGTACTGAGGGAAGGGCTGAAGGTCCGGATATATAGTACGGCACAGGGCCATGATCTTATGCAGACTGCGGGTAAGATTTGGTTGTGCTGCCAAGAAAAAATAATCCCCAAGTGGGGAGATAGATTAACCAAAATAACAATTAAAATAGATGCCGACGGTTTGGGTGCCGGTGTGGTGGACCGACTGAAGGAACAGAGATCGGATAAAGAAAAACTTTATACAGATATGGTTTTGAAAATGGTTGATAAGGAGAGAAGGGAAGAACTCAACAAGCGGGAGTATAGGGTAAGGATCAAGATTATAGAAATTCACGGATCAGGGAAGGCAAAGGAACCGGCAAAGTACAAAAATCAAAGAGCGGAGATTCACTGGGGAATGAGGGAATTAATAGAGGATTTAGACCTTCCCCCCAACCGGGAGCTCCAGACTCAATTAATGTCATTAAAATATAAGGTAAATTCAGCCGGTCAAATTTTGATCGTACCCAAGGAAGATATCAAAAAGAAACTGGGGAGATCCCCCGATTTGGCTGAAGGCGTTATTTATTCGCTTGCGGATGTAAGACCTCAGATAGAAGTGAGGATAAGATGATATGGCCAATTAAGCAAATAGCAACGTTCATGAAAAGAACGACATTTAAGCATAATCCTATTTCACGATCTATGGTGATGCTTTTAAATAAAAGTCCGATATGGGGTTCGGAAGACATTGTAAAGATTACAAAAGAGGGATATCTAAATTGCCATGCGGTATATGCCTGTGTCAAACAAATTGTAGACGCTGCGGGGGGGATTCCCTGGGATCTGTTTAAAAAACCAGCGGGGAAAGGGGCTAAAAAGGAAAAAATAGAGAGTCACGGTTTGCTTGATTTAATGAAGAGACCAAATCCACAAGATGGGGGAACAGCGTTTATAAAGAATACGTTGGCTTTTTATTTGATATCCGGAAATTCATATAACTTTATGGCTGGCCCGACGGGAGGACCGCCCAGAGAGATGTATTATGCAAGGCCGGAAAGAATGAAGATATTGCCGGGCACGAAATTTGAACCGCTTGGGGGCTATAGATATACGGTGAATGGAGTAGATCACAAGCCGGATTTTAGGCCTGAGGAAGTTTTACATCTAAAATCTTTCCACCCACTTGATGATTGGTATGGGTTGTCCCCAATACGTATAGCAGCAAAACAGGTTGATATCCAGGATATGGCGGCAAGGTGGAATGCAAATCTGCTTAAACAGGATTGCAGGCCTCCTGGGGCACTTGTGACGGACAGCAACCTTGATGATGAACAATACAGACGGCTTGAAAAAATGATCAAGGAAAAAATGGCCGGTCTGGAAAATGTAGGACGGCCGCCGATATTTGAGGGTGGTATAAAGTGGGAGAGTTTTGCAATATCCCCCCGTGATATGGACTGGATAGAGTCTGATAAATTAAACTCAAGGAAAATTTGTTCTGTGTTCAATGTGGCCCCGGAGTTGATAGGGGATGCGGAGAACAAGACATATAGTAACTACAAAGAGGCAAGAAAGGCGCTTTA